ATGAAAAATCTGCACATTTTACAACAGGAGTCTATTGATGAGGGGCGGCTTCAGGTGAGAGTACGACAGAAAAACATGGGGACGCCGGTTGCGGATGCAAGGGTGTCAGTCAGCTATTCCGGGGATCCGCAGGGAAAGATAGAGGAGACTGATACCAACGAATCGGGAAGCATAGAGGCAGTTGAGATTGCCACTCCGCCACTTGAGTACTCTATGTCGCCAAGTGAGTCACAGCCGTATTCGGAGGTGACGGTAACTGTTTCAGCTAACGGATACAGAAATATCACGGTTTCGGGCGTTGAGGTGATGCCCGACAGACTTTCCATACAGGATATTGAGCTGGAAGTACTTGATGCACCGGGAAATGATGTGGACAATATTGTTATTCCGGCACATACACTTTATGGTGATTATCCTGCCAAGATACCTGAGCCGGAGATTATGCCGGTTGCTGAGACCGGTGAGATTGTACTTAATCGTGTTGTGATTCCGGAATATGTTATTGTGCATGATGGGGCACCATCGGATTCCACAGCGGCAAATTATTATGTCAGATATAAGGACTACATCAAAAATGTCGCATCCAGTGAGATATATGCGACATGGCCTGATGCCACTATAAGGGCAAATGTGCTTGCAATTATGTCATTTACATTAAACAGGATATATACGGAGTTTTATCGCGGAAAGGGCTATAATTTTAATATCACTTCGTCCACGGCATATGACCACAAATTCATCTATGGCAGAAATATATATGATAATATCTCGCTGATAGTAAATGAAATGTTTGAAAACTATCTGTCGAGACCTAATGTGAAGCAGCCGATTCTGACGCAGTACTGTGACGGACAGAAGGTCTCCTGTCCGAGCTGGATGACCAGATTGCGTTTGCGTATAAACTCTCTCCAACCCCAGTATTTACAAGGGGTTGGAGGTATAAAAGTAAACATCAATAGTGGACTCTTTTTTATTAAACACGATTTTTTCCACTACGGATTTCAATAAATCATTGCGTGTCTGCATAGAGAGATCTTCATTGAGCAGACTATCGTATACTGTTTTGATTTTGCTGCGGAGTGCAGCAGTGGTGTCTGATTTTGCAGCAGGCTTTGGGAGTGCATTTATGCGACTCTCTATACTATTTCTCTCTTCCAGAAGCAGTTCTTTATTCTTACGATACTCTTCGATAGTATCGATTCCATCCATATAAGCCATTTTAATACGTTTTTCTTTCTTTGCGAGTTCATCCAATTGATTCTGATAAATATCAATAGCTGCAGGATAGTTGCTTTGAGAATCATTAATAACCTTGAACGATAGATTTTCAGAGCTAATAGCATCTTTTAATGCTGCTAGAACCATAGGAACTATTTTCTTTTCTGATATAGCATGTGAAACATTACATTTTCCTTTCAAATATCCATAGCACTGCAGGTAAATGTACCGTTTGCCTTGTTTATTGGCACCTGCAAGAGAAATAGACAGCGACCGCCCACAGGCAGAGCATTTTACTATACCGGAGAGCCAGTGAGAACATACACCGGATGGCTTGGCATATCGTGGGCGATAATTTGACTCAAGCCGGACTTTTGCCCTTTGAAACTGTTCAGGAGATATAATTGGTTCATGCGCTCCATCGGCAATAATCCATTCGGTCTTGTCTTTTGGACGTGATGCAGAATCTCTTTTATTCCAAACGGATTTACCGGTATATACTTCATTGGTCAATATGTATTTGATTCCGCGGTTTTCAAAAGACTTACCGGCCCGCGTTTTATATCCAAGAGCATTGAGCTGACGTGTGATCTCAATGATAGAATAACCCTGCTCAGTGTATAGATTGAAAATCATACGGACTATTTCAGCCTCTGATTCCACAATAACAGGAGTTGCTTTGTGTGCCGTAATAGAATATCCGAGGGGTGGACTTGCTTGAAAATTACCGCGCATAGCATTTTCAGTCATACCTCTGGTGACTTCACCGGAAAGACGGATAGAGTAATATTCATCCATCCATTCTATGATCCTTTCAATGAGAGTACCAAAAGGACCATCAACAAGAGGTTCAGACACACTTATTACCTCCACGTTATTCTTTCGGAGCAAAGATTTGTATACAATGGACTCTTCCTGATTCCGGGCAAATCGTGAGAACTTCCACACAAGGATCACATCAAAAGGATGTTCCTTGGATTTGGCTAGTCCGATCATGCGCTGAAAGTTTGGACGTTTATCTGCCTTACGTCCGCTTATGCCGTCCTCTTCAAATATGTATTCGTTTGACAGTATGATATTATTTTTGGCAGCATATTCCAAAAGAAGTCTGCGCTGAGCATCAGGAGATAGCTCTTCCTGTTTGTCTGTTGAGACTCTGATATACAGAGCACCAGTGCGTAGTTTTTCCATATTACACCTATCCTTTCTAAAAATATATGAAAAAAGGGTACAAAAATAACATCTGTCTCTCGACAAATGCCACTCCGAAAGGTATAATATGTCTTGTCTGGGACTTATACTCTTCGGAGTACAGGTTACATCGCCTTGGTGTTGGTAGCACTAGGGCGATTTTTAAATTTAGTAGCAACGTTTGCAAGGGGTAAGTCCCATGCTTTCAGCTTCTTCTTTGGTAATCTGTTTAGGATTATCCATATTACTGCAACTTGATTTACGGTGGTATCTTGATCCTCCATCAACATACCAGACCATATCAGCTTTATTCTCATCAGATGTCACGCTGTTGTTATCAGTAGCATTGTCTGAGGGAGTACTATTTGTTGGAGTATCTGATACATTATTATCTACTTGAGCATCTGATACAGAGTTATCTGTTGTAGTGGTAGTAGGTGGCTTTAGCGGAGTATCAGATGGCTGTTGAGCTTCTTGAACTACATCAGTAGTTTGCTTTGCTGACTGTTCCGCTTCATACTTATTCCATACAGAAAAAAGCCAGTATACCGGAATACTTATTACTATAATTGCTATAATTAATGATATCAGAGCTGAATGGTTCTTTTTAGGTTTTGTATGCTTTGAAGCCTGTGTATAAGTAGGTGGTATGTAGACTGGTGGAACATATGCCTGCTGAGCTGGTGTAGGATCACTCAATGGCTGACCACAAATTTTACAAAAGGCATCATGATTTTCATTTTTGGCACCGCAACACGGACATTCATCTGGAATATTTTGTTGCAGATTAGGTGTTGATCTGTAAGGCTGGTGAAAAGTCTGCTGATTATTTGGTGCTGACTTATTAGGACCAGATACATTGGTGTAATATAGTCCGGTGCCGGGAACACCTACAGAGGTTGTCTTTTTGCCTGAAGAGTTTACAGTATAGTGAACTCCCTTACCTCCGAATGTCATACCAACACTTTTTTTATTTACATTAAATTTAACACCAGGGGCAATTTTAAAACTTTTTCTAAATCGTAATCCCATAAAAATCTCCTTAAAATTTTCTTCTCATTTCAATGACTTTACCAAGTATCTTAACTGGGGTAGTATCTATTTCTGATTCAGTAAAACGCATAGGCTCATATACAGGATTCTGTGGTATGAGAGCAATCCCTTCTGCATATTTCTGCAATCGTTTGCAAGTTGCATCATGTCCATTGACGAGAGCAATCACAAGATCACCTGATTCGGCATCATCGACACGTTGTACGATAACGGTATCACCATCATACAGAGTAGGTATCATGCTGTCACCCTTAATCAGCAGACCGAAGTAATCACCCTTTGCAGATAAAGCGGGAGAAATCTCTATTTGACCGATTACTTCCTCAACAGCTTCTTTCCCATATCCAGCAGCAACACGACCGAGTACTGGGATAGTGTAGCCGGATTCTATTGGTACAATATCTATGGTTGTTTCTTTTTCTTCCATAAGATCAGAACGTTTACAATTGAAAAGACTACACATAGCATCAACTTTATCCATTCGAGGCGTTTTTGCGCCTTTACACCAGTTGGTTACAGATTGAGTACTAACACCTAAATGTTTTGCTAAATCAGATTGTGTCATTTCATGTAATTTAAGTTGTGCCTTAAGTTGCTTGGAAAAAATTTTATTAAATTCTTGTTCAGATATAATAATCATCCCCTTTCGTTATTGTCATTATAAAACGTAAGTTGAAAAATAACAAGCTAAAAAACAAAAAAATCAACTTTTAGTATTGACATCAACTTAAAGTTGATATAATATGAGAGTGTAATAAAAGAAAAGCAACGAGAAAGGAGCAGATATAATTGGAAAAATTACAAATTAGTCTGGCAGCAGCAAGAGTTAATGCCGGTATGACACAAGCTGATGTTGCCGGAAAAATGCATTTGAATAAGCAGACTATAGTTAATTGGGAGAATAATAGGGTTATTCCTAAACCAGCTCAACTGGAAATGATGAGTAGGATATATAATATTCCATTAGACAATATTTTTTTGCCTACTAAATCAACTTTAAGTTGAATGGTGCAAGAGAAAGGGAAAGATAATGTGGAAAATATTTTTTACTTACAGAGACAAGAGTAAATGCACTGTAAAAGGAAAAGGAACCATCACACCGGAGTTGGCGGTGAAATACTTTTACCGGTACGGACTCCATGCTGCAGAGAGCATATATCAGCAGTACCCCAAGAAAGACCATGAGCCGGTACCACTGGAAGAAAAGATGAGAGAGTTTGGTGTAGATGCAACAGAGATGAAGACTGCAGTGCTGCAGGCAGAAACGTTGCTGGACAGGATGCAGGAAAAGGAGAGCAAATGAGAATCGGACTGGAAATAGAAGTCTCGGACAAAGAACTACTCGGAAGACTGGCGAATGTCAAAGAGAAAAAGGAAGCGCTTGATCGGGCAATGGCACAGTTGGAAAGCTGTATCACATCGAGGTACGAGGCAAAGAAGCATATTGCGAAAGAAACATATCGACCAGCTTTATTTGAAGATGCAGAGGAGAAAAAGCCATGACAAAGGAAGAATCACTCAGACTTGAGAAAATCCTCAAGAAAATAGATAAAGCAGATGAGACAAACTGCAAGAAAGAGGAAGAATACAACAGCTTCTGTACTAACACGAGAGAGGACTGGAATGAGGAGAATTATCAGAAACTCAAGAGAGAAAAAGCCCTCACAGAAGCAGCATATTTTGCAAGCCTCATTGAGCTTAAGGCAGAAGTGAAGTGCATGCTGAATCAATAGAAAATACAACCGGTAAGCCCGGGGATGAAAGCAGAAAAAGGCAAGCGAACATGCAGTATAAGCATAGTATTTACCGGAGGTGATAACCATAGCACTCAAATATAGGATATTCGTTCACACTCTGGAAGATGATCAGATATATCGTTTTGACGATCTGACACAGGAACAGAAGCAAAAATTGGAACAAAAACTAATAGAACAAGTAGAAAATGTGCCATTGAGACTTGCGGAGGAGGCATAGACTGCATCTGCAGTCTCAGTGGACAAGCTTAAAAATGACAAATTAAATAATATACTTCTGGGCTTGATGGAGCACCGAAAATACTATTTAACTCCTGTAAATTAAACTAAAACTTCCATCTATACATACGTAAACCTATTTTGTACATACAAATCGGTGCTCCGTCAAGCCCGGAAACGAAAAAGGACAGGACATGAAAAAAGGTGAAATTTTAATAACGACAGGCATAAGCTTCTTTCTCCTGTGTAGCATGGGCATAGACAGCCCGGCACCACAGGGACAGATGCTTGTTATCGGAGGGATGCTCATATCAGCGTGTGTGACGCTTTTGGGATTCTGGTTTGAATGGATCGAAAAAGGACAGCGCGAGAGCATCCAAAGGACAATGGAAATAAGGAGGGCGGGCAAGATTGCTGCAGAGGATACAAAAAGTACACTCCCAGTTAGAAAGACAGAGCGCGGTCGCATACATAACAGAGACAGCGACAAAGAGAAAGCGCAGGAGAGAAGAGTCATTTGATGCCGTTTTGCAGGCAGAAATAGCAAAGCTCAAGGCCTCGAACAGAGGCTGATTTAAAACATTCTAAAGTATTAAAGTTAGGAAAAACTATGGCATACATCCAGGATACTTATTACCTGGGAGATTATATAGCGACTGAGATAAAGTTTATAGGAAGGAATGGAGCCAAGGGTGAGAGGAGAGCCAAGAAGATAAAAGCTACTCCCGAGCAGATGGCAAGGCAGAATCAGTGGACGAGGGAAAAGAAAGAGAAATACCTGATACTTGCTAACTTCCGTACAGGTGATGTATGGGTGACTCTCAAGTACCCAAGAGGGACAAGACCGGATGCTGAGAGAATCAAAAGGGACTGGAAAGTATTCACAACGGAGATGAGAAAGCTATACAAGAAGCTGGGCATTCCGTTTAAGTGGGTGAACCGCATGGAGATAGGCAGGTTCGGAGGACCACATATACATTTCCTCTGCAATCGCGTGGACAACATCGACACACTCATAAAGGACACATGGCACAAGACCATTGCTGATCTGATTGTCCAGGGCAAGAACTACGTAAACATTGCTCCATATGATTCAGACGGAGCAAAGGAAGTGGCAGAATATCTGACCGCCAAGCCTGACAAGAAGGGCATAGAGGGACAGCTCAATCTCTTCGGAGAGGAAGAGCAAAAGGTGTTCTGCAAGGTGAGCAGTTCAAGGAACCTGGTGAGACCGGAGCCTAAGCGCAAAAAGTACGCACACTGGACCATGGCAAGATTCTTCAAGGATGGCATCAAGCCGGACAAGGGCTACTACGTGATGCCGAACACTGTGAAGGTGGGCGTCAACAAGTGCACAGGCTATTCATACCTTTACTACATGCAGCGGACTATCTCAGACGGCAAATCCCCCGGAAACCGCATAAAGCCCCAATGGGAGGCAGATTATACACATTATGAAAAAAGTTAACGTATACATCTATTCAGGCATCAGAACAATTAAAAAAACAGACGGAGCAGCAGGTTACGTTCTGTCATATATGACCAAAAAAGACATCGAAGCCACATTGAGCAACATAGTCTATCTTGAGGATGTGACGCGTCACGAGGCAGAGCTTGAAGTCCTCAATCAGGCACTTTCAAGGCTCAACACAAAAGACATTGAGATAGACATATACACCGACTCAAGTTACCTTACATCAGCGCTGGATCTTGACTGGATACACAAGTGGCAGCAGTCAGGCTGGAAAAATTCCAAGGGCGAGCCGGTAAAACATGCCGACAAATGGCAGAAAACGTTGATTTTACTCAATGGGACACGATTTTACATATACACGAACCAACATCATGAGTATAGAAACTGGCTCAAAAGCCAGTGCGAAAAGAAAGGACCAGAAGAAAATGGAAAATGAAGAACTGACTATGTTACCGGTGTCGGCAATATACCCACACCCGGACAACCCGCGAAAGGACGTGGGAGATGTAACTGAACTGGCTGACTCCATCAAAAAGAGAGGCATACTGCAGAACCTTACAGTAATGCCGGGACACTGGCTCACAATGGATGAAATGGCAGCAGTCGTGGAAGCGTACACCGAAGACCCGACCGATGAGCTCAAGGAGCTGATTGAGACAAAGTGGAGCGACGAAGGCTACACCACACTGATAGGACACCGCAGAACAGCAGCGGCAAAGCTTGCCGGTATCAGTGAAGCACCGTGCCGTATAGTATACGGACTCACCAAGAATGAACAGATATCCATGATGCTCGAAGAAAACATGCAGAGAAACGACCTCACGATATATGAGCAGGCCGAGAGCTTCTAGCTTATGCTTGACCTGGGCGAGACTGTTGAAACACTTGCTGACAAGACAGGATTCTCAAAGAGCACCATATACCACCGTCTTAATATCGCAAAGCTTGATCAGGGAGTACTTAAGGAGAAAGAGGAGGATGAATCATTTCAGCTCACATTGAAGGATATGTATGAGCTGGAGAGAGTGGAGGATGTGGATGAGAGAAACAAGATTCTTTCACAGGCATCGAGCAGTGAAAACCTTAAGTACCGTATTGAACAGAATGTTCGAGATAAGCAGAGAGTGAAGAAAGGAGAGGAATTGGTAGCCCTGCTTAAAGAAAAGGGAGTGCAGCAGTCTGAGATCGATATAAGAGGATATACAGCGGGATATGAGGGTGTGGACAGCATAAGTCTGTGGAACACAGAGGATGCAGTGCTCCCGGAGCTTCCTGAGGACACGTCAGACATTGTATTTTATCACTTCCCGGGCAACAGTATAACAATCAAGAGAAAAATAGAAGCGCCGGAGGCGGATGATTCAAGCGATTCAAGCAATAAGAAAAGCTCTGAGCTTGCATCAAAGATTAGAGAAAACACATCAAGACTCAACAGCATAGAAAAGAGCTTTGATGAACACTTCGGAGAGTTTGTAGATATGACAGTGCATGGCAAAATCCCGGTAAAAGATGATTTACAGGTCATAAATTCACTTATAGTGATAGGAATGCAGATGGGATTCAGCAGTTTCTCATTCAGAAGCCTGTGTAATTGTATAGATGAGCATTACCAGGACTATGATGGTGAGGACAAGAAGAAGGTGGAACGCATGGCACAAAACCTTCCTGTAACTGTTTATATCCTGTGTGCCCTACACAACAACCTGACATACGGCAGAAGTATATACAACTCATGGAATAATGAGCTTAATACAGAGTATGCCCTGCTGGTCTACAAGCTGGTCATGGAGACAAAACATATGGGATTTGTGCCGGATGATGATGAATTTAAGCTGATCAAGGGCACACATCCACTGTTTGATGAGATAAAAGAGCTGGAAGAACAGCGTAAAGCACTGTAGGAGGAACTATGAAGACAATCATGGATTTGTTTTACGAAACCTATTCACCGCGCCAAAAGTTTTATGGCCTCACAATGTCACTGATGGAGACCGGAAGAGAACACACCATCAGAATCCGAAAAAGAGACAAGGAAGTAATAAAAGTGACCGAAGAGGACAGAACCCAATGCTATCACAATGCCACAAAGGAGCTTATAAGGCGCTTCCCAATAGAACAGAAAACAGAGAGGGTGGGATAAATGGCAAAGTACACAAAATACCTTGAATTTTCCACAAAAGAACGTGTGGCAATCAAGGAGAGAGACAATTATCAGTGCATATTCTGTCAGGTGGGTTATAAGATGCCACCGGCAGCAGTCCTTGAAATGGACATAACAGATATCATGCATTACATTCCGCGCTCGTCGTTGGGGCTCGGTATCAGGCAGAACGGAGCTGTCGGATGCCGGTACCACCATCATATGATGGACAACGGCAGCAGTGGAGACCGCAAAGAGATGCTTGAGATGTTTAAGAGCTATCTGGATGAGTTTTACCCCGATTTTGCAGACCGGGACAGAAAATATGACAAATGGAGGTTCCTAAAGGGTGAGTAAAGTAAATATATTTTCAAAAGACCTTAACCGGATGAGCAGAGAACCGATAGGCGGCTTGTCGATTAAGCAGATAAGGCAGCAGGTTATAGATTACCTACAGGGTAAGAAAACCGTCTGTGTAGACTATCGTAAAATAAGAGCGGACCAGCGCGGTCGCGAGGATGATGAGCCTACCGGCAAAGAAAAACTTGAAATTGTGGAGGTAATGAAATACTTCACAGTAGTTAAAAGACATGGATTTAATACATGCATCCTGTATCAGGACATGTTTTATATCGCAGGAATAGGAGAGGTAGAATGTTCATAGATTGCAGTAAGTTTGAAAAGGTTTTAAAAGCAGATTACAAATCGTGGGGCGTCAAGTTCGATCTTACGAATAGGAGGATGTATATTCTCCAGGGCACAGGCTGGATAATAGAGGCAAATGCTTCATACGTCAACAAGGAGTTCCTTGGAACTGCCATAAAGGTATTAGGACCGGCACCAAAGCCGGGCGAGTTTATCAAATATCAAAAGGGCAGCAGTCCACAGCATGAGATGGAGCTTAAGCCGATGCTCTGGGACATGGCAGAAACGTCAGATCCAGCTTATATATCACTTATCAAGATTATACAGAACGATAACGTATATTCGGTCATAAAGACACCAAAAGGAGCCCGGCTGATAAATGATAAGCGCCTTGCTATGATAGCTCCATGCAAGTGCACAGAGGACGAGATACCACCGTGCGCACCTGTGGTGCATGATGACTGGCTGATAACATACAATGACGATATGGCCATAGGAATATGCTTCACAGATCCGGACTATAGACCGGAGCTTGAAGTTTTAAGACTTCTCTCCGGAGTGGATTTCTACTGGCAGGAGTCAGAAGCCTACAGACTTGGTTGAAACACCAGCGGAAACGCGAAAGAAACCGGCATGCGAATTAATTTATATCACGAGAACTGATTTGTAAGCCATTTACACAAGGGAGCTTTTGTGTAGCTCCCTTTACTTCTAAGGAGAGGGAATGACAAAGGAAGAATTATCAAGCATATATTACATCAGACAGGAAATAAAGATGTGGGAAGAACAACTGGAGTTACTTACATGTAAGGCACAGGGCAAGGCTATGCGATTGACAGGTATGCCGTTTGCTCCGAGTAGTGGCACCGGTGATCAGATGGCAGATATAGCAGTACGTAAAGCAGATATAACAGAGCTGATTGAGAGAAAAAAGGAAAGGCTGCAGCAGGAGCAAAAGGAAATCATAGAGTGGATCATGACTATAGATGATACATTTATCCGTCAGATCATGCTGTATCGCCATGTAAGATGCTATACATGGCAGGAAGTTGCTGAGAGTATAGGACGTATAACACCTGAGAGCATACGGAAACAACATGATCGGTATTTAAAGAAAAATTGTGAGAGTGAAGAGGAGGATATATAGGGTAGAAAATGGAATCAGTACAGCAGAGAATGAAAAGACTGGGAACTCATGAAAAGATCGTAGCATTTGTGCAGAAACAAAATCAGAACTATGCCTTTAAACGCAGATATGCGGTCACAAGAGTAAAAGAGTTTATAAGTGAGTGCGACAAGCGTGGACTTAATAATCATGTGTCTGTGGGAGGATTAGACAGCATTATCCTGTATTTGTTTATAAATGAGGTATGTCATGAGGATGTGCCAGGAGTATCAGCATCAACACTCGAAGACTCGAGTATACAGAGTGTTCACAAGGCACTTGGAATTATAAATATCCCACCGTTGATGAGAGAGGACGGCAAACGCTGGACAAAACCGAGAGTTATACAGGAGTTTGGCTTTCCTGTCATATCAAAGGAGATAGCCGGCAAGATAGAACTGCTCCAGAATCCAACAGAGAAAAATAAAACTGTGCGACATGCGATCATCACAGGCGAGACAGGAGAGTATGGAGGATGGCAGAAAAACTCTAAGATGCAGTTGACCAACCGATGGCTGAAGCTTTTCGGAGGATATGAGAACGAAAATGAGGGATGTCAGTATCAGAAGCCAGACTTTAAGGTATCAGCAAAATGCTGCTATTACCTCAAAGAAAAGAATTGTGATGACTGGGGCAAGGAACACCATAGTGTACCGTTTCTCGGACTCATGGCATCAGAGGGTGGTCGCAGAGCAAAGAGCCTTATGATGAATGGATGTAACTATTTTGGTGCATCAACTATCAGATCAGCACCGTTTGCCATATTTAACAGGCAGGATATATTAACACTTGCATTGGAGATGGACGATTTGTGGAAGAGAGGTCTTAAAGATAAATATCACAAGAGGCTGATTGAAGAGGGCAGGATTACAGATAAGTTTGAGATGCCTGATAGCATTATACCAAGTATATACGGAGTGATAGATAAAGCTCCTGACGGCACTTTAAGAACTACCAAAGCTCAAAGGACAGGATGCAGTATGTGTGGTTTCGGAATACACATGGAAAAAAGACCGCACAGGTTTGATCTGCTATACGAGAAGAACCCAAAAGAGTGGGATTATTTGATGTTCCACATGTGTAAAGACGAGAGTGGCAATGATTACGGGTGGGCGAAAGTGCTGGACTATATTGGTGTGGGCTGGGATCCATCCATTATAGGCGGTAACTGTAAGGGACAGATGTCGTTACCGCTGGATCAGATGAGGTGAGATAAAAGATGATATACGGAGAATTAGTAATTGACAACTTTGCTGGTGGGGGCGGTGCTTCCACCGGAATAGAGTTAGCAACAGGATATAGCGTAGATATAGCCATTAACCATGATCCTGAAGCTATTAAGATGCATAAAGCCAATCATCCGAATACGAAACACTATTGTGAAAACGTGTGGGCGGTGGATCCTGTAAAGGCTTGCAATGGTAATCCGGTAGGACTTGCTTGGTTTTCTCCTGATTGCAAACATTTTAGTAAGGCAAAGGGTGGCAAACCTAAAGATAAGAATATCCGTGGTCTTGCGTGGGTTGCTTTGAGATGGGCAGGACTGGTAAGACCAAGAGTAATAATGCTTGAGAATGTCGAAGAATTTAAAACATGGGGACCATTGAACAGACGGCATCATCCTATCAAGAGCAAACAGGGTTATACATTCAACAAATTTGTACAGCAGTTTAGCGAGTTGGGGTATGATGTGCAATTTAAGGAATTGATAGCAGCAAATTATGGAACACCTACCATGCGCAAGAGATTTTTTATGATTGCTCGTTGTGACGGCAAGCCGATTGTGTGGCCAAAACCTACACATGCGCCAGCCGATAGTGAGGAGGTAAAAGCAGGATTGCTCAAGCCGTATGTAGGAGCATACACGCAAATAGATTTTAGTAGACCTTGTCCGAGCATTTTTGATACATCGGAAGAGATAAAAGAAAAATACGGCATACGGGCGGTAAGACCACTTGCAATCAAAACAATGGAGAGGATAGCAAGAGGACTGAAAAAGTTCGTTATTGATAATCCGGAACCGTTTATTATTCAATGCAATCATGGTGGGGAGCGTAGACCAAATGATATAAGAGAGCCGATGCCGACTATCACAGGAAAACACGGATATGGGATTGTTGAACCGACACTTGCGCCATACATGGGAACTAATACAACAAATCATCCGGGCGGAAATTGCAAAAATCCGATACATACGATCACTACAGGAAATCAACAATGCCTTATTAGTCCTACGTTGATACAATATCACTCTGAAACAGTCAAAGGGGAAGTCCGAGGGCAAACAATAGAAGAACCAATAATGACAGTGGACGGATCAAATAGATACGGATTAGTTACATCGTTCTTACATAAATACTATGACGGTGGTTATAAAGGAGCAGGAGAAAACATAGAGAATCCATTACCGACAGTAACAGCATGGGATCATAACAGCGTAGTGACAGCAAACCTTATTCAAATGAACAATCATTGTGATGGAAGGGATATGCGAGATCCTATACCTACAATTACCGCTGGTGATGGTCATTTCGGAGAAGTCAGAGCATTTTTAATCAAATACTATGGTCAAGGCACAGGACAGGATATTAATGAGCCTCTTGATACAGTAACATCACGTGATCGTTTTGGACTGGTAACAATAGATGGTACAGATTATCAGATTGTGGATATTGGTTTAAGGATGTTGGAACCTAGAGAACTGTATGGATGTCAGGGATTTCCAGCAGATTACATAATCGACCATGATTATACTGGTAAGACATACCCACGAAGCGAACAGGTACGCAGATGTGGCAATGCAGTGTGTCCACCGATACCAGCAGCAATGGTCAGAGCAAACCTACCGGAACTTTGCATAGCAGAACGAACACCAAACATGCAGATTAAGGCTGAAAACAATGGACAGCTTAGATTTGCGTGAACATAAAAAGGAGAAAAACTATGACATTACAGGAATATGAGCAGCAGGGTGGTTGTGTTGGATGCCAGTTTTATGAAGCGATTGACACAGACGGAAGCTGTGTATGTATATTCAATTGGTCTGATGATGAGTCAGAGGATTGGAACGATAGCAGAAATTGCGAGGAAATTAGTGAGTAGAGGAAAAAATCATGAAGAAACATTTTGAAAATAGACAATGTATAATAAGCAGCAGTATTTTTTCTCCTAGTGCAGCGAATCAGATGTGTTGTTGTAAAAATTGCTCTAAGATTAATAGAAAAAATGTTGCACAGGAATATTGTAGAAATAATCCGGTAAGATTTCGTAACGACTGGGTACATAAGTCAAAGATAAGTCAGATGAGCGATCTTGCAATGGTAAATGAGTTGGCTATAGCTGCAGGAAAAACTTATGGAATATATGTGATGCAAGAGGCATTAGCTAGTAAAGGGCAGCAGTCAGAGGAAAGGAGTACAATATGTCAGGAATAGATTTTATAGTATACGGAATTATATTAACTATTGCTCTGATCGGAACAACAGAGTTTGTAATAGGGCTGTTATTGCTTAGGGAATACGATAAGCGGCAGAAAGATAGGGATAAGGAACATGGAGAATAGATATTTATATAGGGCAAAGAGACTTGATGATGGAAAATGGATACAAGGCTATCTATACGGAATATGGGAGCGGATATATATATTGTGGGGAATGTGTAATGATGTTCCACGCATGATAGAAGTAGATCCGGCTACCGTGTGCCAATGTACTGGATTAGAGGATAAGAACGGTAAGTTAATATTTGAAAATGATATTTGTTCCAGGAAAGAATCACATCCGGAAATTGTAAAATATCATGAGGGTGATTGGATACTCGACTACAGCTATGTAAGCGGCAAGGAATATGGGTACAATTGGTGTAATTTGGGATTTTATGTATTTGAAAGACCTTGTGTAGAAGTTATAGGAAATGTGTTCGATGATAAGGAATTATTAAATTAGTTTTTAGAGGTGGTTCAACATGATAGATAATGAAATACGTAAAAAATATAGACAAGCCATAAATGATTTAAAAGTAGCATTTACAAAAACTTGGGTGTATAGAATATGTGAGCAGGCTGTTGAAAGATTGAGAAAAATATTAAATTAGAATTTAAGAAAGACAAGGAAACATGGCATGGTACGCACTTTATAAATGGTACAAGAATTGGAGCAAGAGAGGATACCCTAATATGATTGAATGGTACTCTATGAAGCTAAATCCACCAGTATTTAAAACAATAAAATATTGTAATATCAAAAAATATAAACATAAATATAATTAGTTTTGAGGAGATGATAGCAAATGGTCAAAATAACTAATAGAAGAAAATTAAATCAATTTGTTGTAATCCCTACTTTTGGCGCAGCGTGGGGAGATGAAACAAAGGGAGTGCATATCTATTTAACATGGCTACGTTTTAGACTAGGGATTAAACTAAACAGATTCTAGGGATTGTGAGCTGTTAGACTGATTTTTAAGGAGAAACATGTGGAAAATAATTTTTGAAATAAAAGACAGAGCAAAAATGACTGTCACAGGAAAAGAACAGATTACGCTCAAACAAGCACTTGGGTATTATGTCAGTTTTGGAATGTATTCGGAAAATTCAATTTATCAACAATATCCAAAGAGTAAAAATGCAGCAGTCACTCTGGATGATAAGTTGCTGGAACTATGGGATGAGGATATTACGGGGACAACCCGCGAAGAGGCCCAGGGAATGCTATCACGTATAAGAGAGCACGTGAGCAAAGCATACAAAGATAGTAGACAAAAAATGGAGGTAGGAAATGATGTTTAATTTCACTGAAAGAATAGAACTATTACATGGTATCGAGGTTGATACTGAAGATGATGAATTATATGATGAAGCGTGCGAGGAGGCGGCCGAGTTACTAAATAGTCGTAAGGTTCAGGATAAAAATGATGTTCTAAATATATTCATAAAGCTATTTGGAAAAGAAAAGGTTAAATTAGTAGAGGATGGCAGTGGTGATGTAGAATTTGAGAATTACTAAAAGAAAGGGCATATAATGAATGGACAAAATGAATGTGCCGACTGCCGGTACTATGATGAGTGTGGCAGACCGGAAAGACCGATAAAATGCATGGGATATGAGGAGGCAGCAGTTGAGAAAAAGGATGATAAGCGAAGCTATACCAACAGAACAAAAGAAATGTGCATATGAACCAGAAAAAATCTGTACTACAAAGTGCAAATACTATAGAACCTGTGTGGGAAATCCCAACAAAATATTATAGTGCGTATTAAATGCGTATAAAAGACTTGACAAATACGCATTTAATACGTATAATACAATTATAAAGAAGAAGGGAGGGTACATATTTGAAACGAGCTGACTTGATAGGGCGGCTAGAAAAAAACGGATGGTATTTGTTGAGAAATGGCTCCAACCACGATATTTACACTAATGGTGTAATCAAGGAGACTATTCCAAGACACAAAGAGATCAGCGAAAGACTAGCAAAGACCATTCTAAAGAGAACAGGGGTATAACCCCTGACTCTTTGGGAATACTAATCAAGAAGCTAAAGATACATATGAAAGTAAAAAAGTCGGAACTTGGAGGAATATTATGGGAACCAGTACATTAGTATATCCAGTTATTTTATCAAAAGATGGTGACGGATATTTTGTAACTGTACCTGATTTTGATGTCAATACTGAAGGAAGAGATGTTGTAGATGCAATTGCTATGGCCAGAGATGCAATTGGAATTAATGTTTTACAATTAGAAGATGAAGGAGAGGTGGTGCCAGAACCATATTCACGGAGTTATCAAATGCAGGATGATGATATATTAACACTTGTAGATGTTGATATGATTGACTATAGAAAAAAACATGATAATCGTACAGTCAAAAAGAACTGTACGATACCATACTATTTGAATGTAGAAGCAGAAAAAGCTGGAATTAATTTTTCACGGATTTTACAGGAAGCCTTAAAGCAAAAACTTTATGGTTGATATTGTTAATTGTTATGATATAATTAATTAGTTCAAATATGTATTCTTTATTAGAAAGACACCTTTGTCGTGGGAGGTGTCTTTTTTATATATAAGCCTTAACTGGATGTAGGGCGATTAATGAAGAAGATGATGCAGCAGTTCCTAGAGGAGAATAAAGAAAAATAAAATTTTTTAAAGTTGTCCGTTTTGTCCGCTCAATTTATGTTATTATGTAAGCAAAGAGAATTGGTAAATAACCAGTTCTCTTTTTTTGTACATGAAGGGTGGTGTTGCAAATGGCAAAAATCAGCGCCAAACAGGAATTATTCGTTGACGAGTATCTGATAGATCTGAATGCAACACAGGCTGCAATAAGAGCTGGATACTCACCCAAGACTGCAGAACAGCAAGGAAGCAGATTGTTGTCAAATGTTAAGGTTAAAGGTCGCGTAGCAGAAAAGATGGCTGAAAGATCAAAAAGATGTGGCATCAATCAGGATAGAGTATTACAGGAATTGGCGAGAATTGCCTTTGTAAATCCTGCTGATGTGATTAATATGTCTGATGCCTCAATAAAGGATGAGGCATCTTTTGATGATTTGGCATGTATTCAGTCTGTAAAAGTAAAGACTGTTAATGGTGATAAGGGAGAGTCTACAGAAAGAGAAACAAAGCTAAGTGACAAGCTGCGGGCATTGGAACTGTTGGGAAAACATCTTGGAATATTCACAGATAAAGTTGATTTGAATACTGATATGGATTTAAATATTCACATTGACTATGGTGGTGATGATGAATGAATATAAATATTCAGGCTAATAAGTCATTCAAGGAGGTAGATCAGAGTACCAAACGATACATAGTGATGAAAGGCTCAGCAGGATCTGGAAAGTCTACGGACACAGCACAGAACTATATCCTGCGATTGATGAAAGATAAAGGACGCAATTTACTATGTGTCAGAAAAGTTGATGTAACGAACAGGGATAGCACTTTTGCAGAATTGCAGGGTGCTATTTTTCGTATGTTCGGAGAGGAGTATTCCAAGTACTGGTATATCAATGAGTCGGCTATGAAGTTGAGGTGCAAAGGCAATGGCAATGAGGTGATCTTCCGAGGAGTCAAGGACGATGCACAGCGTGAGAAATTGAAGTCGATCACATTCAAGCGAGGAAAGCTTACGGATGTATGGATTGAAGAGGCAACAGAGCTGACACAGGCAGATTTCGAGATCATAGATGACCGACTCCGAGGACTGTTGCCAGACGGCATTTTTTATCAGATCAGAATGACATTCAATCCGGTAAGTGCCTCTCATTGGATTAAGAAGCAGTTCTTTGATCGTGCTGATCCGGATGTAATGACACACAGCTCTTCATATCTGAATAATAGATTTATTGATGAGGCATACCATAGACGTATGCTCAGACGTAAAGAGGTTGATCCGGAAGGGTACAGAGTATACGGATTAGGAGAGTGGGGAGAGACAGCCGGTCTTATTCTCCATAACTATGAGATTGAGCTGATATCGCAGAAATTTGAGGATTATGATGATATATCAATAGGACAGGATTTCGGATTTAATCACGCAAATGCGATTTACATATATGGTTACAAGGATGGAGACATCTATGTGATGAAAGGTCTGTACGGATATGAGAAAGACACTACAGAGTGGATAGCAGAGGCAGATGGTAATATCCCAAAGAATAAAGTCATGTGGTGTGACTCAGCAGAGCCGGACAGAATAAAAATGTGGAAGAAAGCCGGATATAGAGCCAGACCTGTACATAAAGAGCAGAATAGCGTTAAAGCTCAAATAGACTGGCTTAAGGGCAGGAAAATTCACATAGATCCATCCTGTGTGAACTTTATTAAAGAAATAGAACAATGGAAATGGAAGTTTGATGACAAGCGGAGCGAGTATCTTGATGAACCCGTTCCGTTTTTTGATGATGCAATGGCATCACTTAGATATGGAGTTGAGGGATGGAGAAAGCCAAAGGCTCACCTCAACACAAGTTTGAAAGGCGGTATTTAATGGCAGCACCAGATGTATTCAGAATCTCCGACGATGAGGTCATAGACGAGATTAAATTATCAGAATATATATCAAAAAATGATGCACTCGTATCTACAAGATACAAGAAGCTGCAGGATGCTTACGAGGGAAGATATGAGATATTCAACTTGCCTAAAAAGGAAAAGTGGAAGCCTGATGTAAGGATCGCAGTTAATTTTGCAAAATATATCACGGATACGATGAATGGCTTTTTTATTGGTATTCCAATCAAAGTCTCTTCGCCAGATAAAAAGGTAAATGAGTATATTAATTATTTGGATCAGTACAACGATCAGGATGACAACAATGCAGAGCTTGCGAAGATCATGAAGCAGTATGGCAGGGGATATGAGATGTACTATGTTGATGATATGGGAAATATTGGTATCACCTATCTCGATCCAATGGAGTCATTTATGGTATATGATGAGTCAATCCTTATGCGGCCACGTTATTTTGTGCGTACCTACAAAGATAAAAACGATATCAGACATGGTTCGATATCCAATGAAGTATCAATAAGATATTTTGATATTGACGGAGGACTTAAGTTCCGTGATGAGGAAAAGATACACGGATTTGATGGTGTGCCGGCTACGGAATATGTAGAAAATGAAGAGCGACAGGGGCTATATGAGACAATTCTCTCGATTAATGATGCGTACAACAAGGTAATATCCGAGAAAGCCAATGATGTTGACTATTTTGCAGATGCTTATCTCAAGATACTTGGAGCCAAGCTTAATAATGATGATATAAATTTCATTCGTGATAATCGTATTATGAATTTTGATGGCGAAGATGGAGATAAGATTATAGCCGAATTTTTGTCAAAGCCGAGTGCTGATACTACTCAGGAGAATTTACTGGATAGGCTTGAGAGATTAATGTTCCTGATTAGTATGGTAGCCAATATTAATGATAAGAATTTCGGTGCAGATTCTGGAATAGCCCTCAAGTATAGGCTTCAGTCTATGAGTAATCTTGGTAAAACAGAAGAGCGAAAGTTTACCTCAGGAATGAATCGTAGATATAAGCTGATCTTTTCTAATCCAGTGTCAGGAATGAAAAAAGATGACTGGATAAAAATAGAATATCAGTTTACTCGTAATTTCCCGGCAAACTTGCTGGAAGAGTCAGAGATTGCAGGAAACCTTTCTGGTATTACGTCTCAGGAAACACAGCTTAAAGTAATATCTGTAGTTAATAATGTGAAAGAAGAGATGGAAAGAATCAAGAAAGAGAGTGAGATTGATACAGATGGGTATGAGGTGAACAGGCATGGGATACTGGGAAAAAAGGCAGCAGCAGTTGATAACGGCAATGGAGAAGGATGAGGCACAGCTTAATAGGAGATTGACAGAAACATACGAAATAGAAGCAGATCGCCTTGAAAAACATATAGCTGCTTATTACATGAAGTATGGAAAAGATGAAGTGATCGAGTATAGAGATCTTTTGAAAGCATTGACTCCTGAAGAGTATAGCCTGCTCATGAGAGATATGGATGAGTTTGCAGAGCTGTATCCACAATATGAGCATCTTATACCAGCTCGTAAGTCCGCTTACATAATCAATCGACTGGAAGGCTTACAAATATCAGTAAGGATGCAGCAGTTGAAAATTGGGGCATTGGAGCAGCAGGAAGTTGAAAATCATCTAAATAAAATAGCGGAAAGATCATATGATGCAGTGTTAGAAAAAACAGGGCCGGTTGGAGAAATAAATCCCAATATAGTAAAGAGTGTTGTCAACACTAATTGGACTGGGAAAGGAACTTTTTCTCAGAGTATATGGGGAAATACACAAAAGCTGTCAAATATGATGAACACCAGTATCTCATCAGCTATCGCAAGAGGTGATAACTATGACAGCATAGTCAGAAAATTGCGAAAAGAATTCATGGTAGGCAAGAAAGAAGCATATAGGCTGATATATACAGAGGGCACATTCGTCATGAATGAGGCAAGTGCACAAGCTATAGAAAAGATGTTTGATTACTATTCGGTTGAGCCAATCAGAGACGGTAAAGCATGTGAGAGGTGTTTAAGCATTGCATCTGACACGGCATCAAAGCCTGTAAGATACTCGGACAGGGTGGCAGGGTTAAACTTCCCACCATTTCATCCGTGGTGTCGTTGTTCTACTATCATCGTGATACCTGATAAACAGGAATGGATAGAGAGATATGTCATGACACATGGCGGTGATCCTCAGATCAGTAACGAACAAAAGGAAAAGGCAAGGCAGTTAATAAAGGATTTTGTAGCATGAGAAAAATATATATTTGTGGCACTGACTGGTGCAATCCATGTAAGCATATAAAAGCAACTCTTATGGCAGAGATACAGAAAGAGTGCCCTGACCAGATCGAGTATATCAATTTACAGTCAAAACCTAGCGCGGTGGATAGGTTCAAAGTGTACAAGATACCAATGATTGTACTGACTGAGGATGAGAAAACAGTAAAAAGGTATATCGGAGCATACCCAAATCACAATGAGCTTATAGCATGGCTGAAAGGAGAAATCAATGATACAGATTTCAATTGGCAATGATGCCATTACAATAGATGGACACTCAGAGGATGCGCCACATGGCCAGTCAGTACCGTGCGAGGCTGTAACAGTGCTGGTAAACACATATATCGCCTCACTTGCGGATTACAAAGAGCCAAAGTATGAGCTGTGGAGCGGACATTTTGCTATAAAGTTAGACTTGATTAAATATCTCGAGGGAACGATACTCACCCGGGCATTTAAGACAGGACTTGAGATGGTAGCACAGGCATATCCGGAGTATATCTCCATGATATAAAAAATGACCAGGCATGGAAGTCATTAAAAGCACATGGATTGACCAGGCATGGATGTCATAAAAAGCTATGGATAGTGAAGCATTGACACTTAAAACTATGGAAAGGAGATAGCAAATGAAAAACTATCTATTTACACGTAACTATATTAAGCAGATTTTCGGAGATGATCCTACAGAACCAACAAAGGAGCAGCAGTCAACAGAACAATCCACGGAGTCGCAGGGAGGAAAGACGAAAGAAGCCGATCCACCAAAGCCGGATGACAAGGGTGGAGAAAAGAAGTACACCGATGCGGATATTGACAAAATTGTCAATACTAGATTGGCTAGAGAAAGAGAAAAACATCAGAAAGATGTTGATGAGGCTAAAAAACTGGGTGAGATGGGAGCGCAGGAGCGCGCAGAGTATGAGAGAGATCAGCTCAAAAAAGAGCTTGATGCCCTCAAGAAAGAAACTGCGCGTAATGGTATGGCAAAGGAAGCTCGTAAGATGCTTGCAGCCGAGGATATCACAATTCCTGACACTCTTGTTAGTATGTTGATCACTACAGAGGCAGAGAGCACAAAGCAGAATGTAAATGATTTTGCAAAGATATTCAAAGAGGCTGTACAGGATGCCGTTAAGGATGCGCTTAAAGGTAAAGCACCTAGCATGGGTGGTAAATCCACGATCACCAAAGCGGAACTCGATAAGAAGCTTAAGACAATAGCAAGCCCGTATGAGCGTCAGAGGCTTATCGCGGAGCACATCGATTTATATCAGAAAGGAAAATAGTATGAACAGAATCAGAAAATACGCAAAACAGATATTTGCAGCAGAGGCAAATACCACAACATCAGCAGATCTCGAGCCGGTCATCTCCATTGATCATACTAACAGGCTTGTGGAGGGGATTAAGTCTTTACAGACGGTACTTGGTATCGTAGATCTCAAGCCAATGGCTGAGGGTACTACAGTAAAGATGTATAAAACTACTCAGAAGAATACTCCTGATCAGGTAGCCGAGGGCGAGACTATCTTACTTACAAAGTTAGATAGAAAGCTTGTTAAGACCTTTGAGCTTAAGTTGAATAAGTACAGAAAGCAGACTACAGCCGAGGCTATCCAGAAAGTTGGCAAGAAGAAAGCTATCAATGAGACAGATACAGTATTTATGAGAAATATTCAGAAAGGCATTAAGAATACATTTTTCGTTTTTGTTGCAGCAGGAACCGGAACAGCCGAAAACCTTGCTGAGAAAAAGGCAAAAGCATCTGCTTCAATTCAGGGCGCACTTGCCGGATTATGGGCAAAGCTTTCCGCATATTTTGAAGATATGGATGTAGAGCCTATCTATTTTATCAATCCGCTGGATATTGCTACATATCTTGCAAACGCACAGATCACTATTCAGACAGCATTTGGTTTCCAGTATGTTGAGAACTTCCTTGGGCTTGGAACTGTAGTTCTCGATAACAGCCTTCCTGCTGGCTCAGTAGAGGGAACAGTTAAGCAGAACCTTAACGGAGTATTCATTCCAGCAGATGGATCAGTAGGAGAGACATTCGGTCTTACTACAGATGAGACAGGTATGGTTGGAATGAAGCATTATCTCGCTGATGATAGTGCATCTGTTAATACTCTTATAATGGAAGGTGTTACATTTTATGCAGAGGATGCATCCGGTATCTTCAAGGCTCCAATCGCTGTTGAAGCTGCAACAGAGTCTGCATCTTTAAGCACAGAAGAGGCAACAGTGGCAACTGAGGCTAAAAAATAAGCTGGATTGGAGGCAAAGCATGATAGATAGAGTCAAAGAGCGAATCAAGAAAAGAATGTCCGGGGAAAAAATCAATGATGATATCATGGATGAGATCAACCAGACAGTAACAGACCGATTGTGTTTAAGGCTCGGTGTATCTGAAGATGCTTTTCCGACTATCTTTGAATCAATAGTTGTCGATGCATGTGTAAAGATGTGGAGAAAATGCTATCACGAGGGTATTACCTCGGAAAACGTAGCAAACCTCTCCACATCTTTTGTTGATGATGTGCTGGCAGAGTATGCCGAAGAGATTGACTCATGGCTGGCATCTGCTGGTGATGAGACATCAAACAGAAGGGTGGTGCATTTCTATTGATTTGGGAACAGGTCACTCTCTATGGCGAGTCAGAGACAGGAGAAGAGGACGAGCTCGGTAATGTAGTCAAAGAACCTATAGAGATATACAACGGTCGTGCAAGACACACACCTTGGACAGATCAGGATATCTTGGTAAATGGCCGTGATGTAACAATGACCGAGCAGAGGTATGCAATACCAATAGATTATGAGGTTATCAAAAATGCAACCGTACTAGAGATAGATGGTTATGCGCTGGATATCACTCAGATTATCAATCTGACTCCGAGATGGACTGTTGTACAGTGTAAGAGGTATGGATCATGAGCATTACTGTAAAAGGCACAGAGGAGCTGACAAAAACACTAAGCAGTATGTCACAGGCAAGATTTGAGGCTGTGGCAAAAGTGAGTGCTGCAGATATATATAACCGAGGAAAGCAGGGCGGTACACCTGTATCGACAGAAAGGACAAGACCGGGCGGTCCTCATGGAGAGCTAAGGCAGTCACTAAGTATGAATGAGATTGAGGGTGGTGCATCGGTCGGTTACACCAAAGACTATGCTCCTCACGTAGAATATGGACATGTGTGTGTTAATGGTGGATATGTGGAAGGTCAGAGGTATCTGCAGAGGAATGTAGAGACCGAAAGACCGGAATACATAAGACTGCTCAAGGAAAATATAGAAAGGTTGGTATAAATGCTTAAACAGTTTCCAATTACAGAACTTATAAAGCAGATACAGGCTACTATCAAAGACGGTACAGGCAAGAAGTGTTATGACCATGTTGAGAAAAATCAGAAAGCACCATTTATATATGCTGAGTTTATCAACAGCCGTCCGGCAAATACCAAAACGATGTACTGCACAGACTACAATGTGAGTTTACATATTGTGGCAGAGCCTAATACATCAAGTGTGCCGATTTACAAGGCTATTGAGGAGCTTGAGTCTGCGCTTACTGTAGATATCAGCATACCAGAGCCATACAATCTGATCATGCAGACATTGAATGGTGTACAGTCTATATATACGGACGAGGAAAACAAAGAGAAACACGCAGTATTAAGCTATACATTTAGGATATGTTATGGCTTTATGATCAAATGAAAGGACAGAAGCAATGAAGAAATATTATATGAGACAGATTTTCGCTGATACAAAAGCAGACAGCAAAAGCGGTGTAGCAGTACAGAGCGAAACGGCTCAGGCAGTATCTGGTGAGATATACGATAAAGGTTCGTATTGTGATTTTTCGGCAAATGCAGTAAAGGCAATTGCAGGAAAAGACCTTTTATTAGCAATATGGGATGCAACAGGCGAAAACCTTTATGCGGTAGCAGGTCAGAAAACCCTCAAGATCAACAGATCTGCTGACACTATTGAGGTCACTACCAAAGATACAGCAGATGGATGGAAATCATATATTCCGGGCATGAAAGACTGGAGCATCGATATTGATGGTATTTACATCAAAGATGATGAATCGCAGAAAGCACTTTCAATAGCTTTTGAGAATGGAAATCCGGTATGCCTTAAGGTATATAACCAGAAAGAGAAGAAAGGAATGTTCGGAGGACTGGCTTGTATCACAGATTTCCCGATAGAGGCATCTTATGATGATATGGTTACATACTCTAATTCGTTCCAGGGAATGGGAGCTTTCGTGGATCTTTCGAGAAATACACCATCAAAAGATACAATACCGGGGGAGGAATAATAGATGTTAGAGATCAATGGAAAACAGTATGAGCTTAAGTTCAACCTTGAGAGGCTAAAGCTCATCGAGGCAGCTAAGAAAAGCTCCTTGATGGGAGAATATTACACTACAAATGGTATGTTCAGCATTCAGACTTGTGAGCTTGTATTCCAGTTTGCCACAAAAGAGGCTGGATCAGATACATTTATCGGACAGGTCGATGGCTCAAAGCTTTGTGAACAGGCTCTCATGCAGAGAGGATATGCCACAATTGCACTTGAGATCCAGAATGCACTTACAAAAGACATGCCTTTTTTATTCCAGGCCAACTAATCGAATATGAGTACTTTCAGAATGAGGAAGAAACCGAAGAACACAGAAAAATGGCAAAGCCGTATCTAGAGGATATGGACTTTGCTTTTTTTGTGGTCAATTTTGGATATACGAAAAAAGATTACTTGGCACTTACACCACGCGAAAAAGCATTTATTTACAAAGCCTATGAAAATAAGACAATCAGTACATCTACCATGATTCGAGATGCCGTACTCAATGCAGAGGGCAATCTCCACCGTAAAAAGGGCAGTCCATTCCGCAAACTGTGGAAAAAGAAACAGCAGAAAGCAGACAAGGTTACTGTTCAGCAGAACATGAACGAGATCATGCAGATTGAGAAGAATGAAAAAGGCTGGATAGATGCGATTTACGAGGCTAACGGAATGAAAAAGCCAAAGAGAAAGAAGGTGTAACATGGCTGACTATACATTAAGCGTTGACATCACAGCGGACGACCACGCGAGCGAGACGTTTAAGAGAATACAGGAAAATGCAAAAAACTTTAAATCAACCGTAGAGAATGCCGGGCAGTCCATGCAGAAGTTTGGCGAAAAGACGGAATCTGTCGGCAAGAATCTCACCAAGTCAGTTACCACGCCTATAGTCGGAGTTGGAACAGCCACGGCAAAACTTGCCACAGACTTCGGAAGCTCAATGGCCAAGGTCAGCACTATTGCCGACACGACACAGGTACCTATCGGAGACCTGAAAGAGTCTATCCTTGAGCTCTCAGATGATACCGGCGTGGCGGCAGACGACATAGCTGAGTCAGCATATCAGGCTATATCAGCTGGACAGTCAACAGGCGAGGCAGTCAACTTTGTTACAAATTCTACGAAACTTGCAAAAGGTGGCTTCACTGATGCAGCCACATCAGTAGACACACTGACCACCATCCTTAACGCTTACGGCGATAAGGCGGGCGATGTAACAAGCGTATCTGATAAGCTCATCATGACTCAGAATTTAGGAAAGACGACTGTTGACCAGTTGGGCGCTTCGATGGGTAAAATTATCCCGACAGCCAACATGTACGGTGTGAGTCTTGATAACATCACATCCGCCTATGTTACCACCACCAAGAACGGTATCGCTACGGCAGAGTCGACAACATACCTTAATAGTATGCTTAACGAGCTCGGCAAGGCGGGCACTGATGTATCTGACATGCTGAAAGAGAAGACAGGTAAGTCATTCCAAGAACTGATGGAATCCGGTATGTCATTAACCGATGTACTCAACATCATCCAAGAAGCTTGTACGGAATCCGGCAAGTCAATCGGTGATGTGTTCAGTTCACAGGAGGCGGCAAAGGGCGCGGCTACACTTGTACAGCACGCGGACGACTTCAACAGTGCTATGCAGGCTATGGCTAATTCTGCAGGCGCCACCAACGAAGCATTCAACAAGATTGACAGCTCAAGCGCGGAGAACTTTGCGAAAGCACTCAACAGATTGAAAAATGCAGGCATACAGTTTGGCGAGGCAGTAGTACCGGTAGTAGTTCCGGTTATTACGGAATTGGTAAGCGTAGTTAAAGACGCAGCCGATGCATTCAACAGCCTTCCGGAACCGATGCAGGACATGATAGTTAAGGGGCTGGCTATAGCGGCAGCAGTAGGACCGGTAGTAACCGTGTTCGGCAAAGTCACAGCAGTGGCCGGCAAGGTAACAAGTGGTTTCGGCTCAATCGCTGGCAAACTCGGAGGCCTCGGAAGTGCAGCATCATCAGCAAGCGCACCGGTATCAAGCGCGGGCACAGCAACAGGAGCACTTGCAAAGAATGCACTCGGACTCATAGCGGCAGGAGCTGGCATCTTATTGGCTTCGGCAGGCTTGGCATTGCTTGCGTACTCGGCTATTCAGCTGGCTCAGGCGGGACCTGCAGCAATCGTAACTATGGTTGGAATGGTAGCAATAATTGCACTTCTTGCAGTAGGGGCGGCAGCATTGGCACCGGCACTCACAGCCGGTGCGGCAGGGCTATTGGCATTCGGAGCGGCTATCCTCATGGTAGGAGCCGGAGTATTACTTGCGTGTGCCGGTCTTACATTGCTTGCCGGACAGTTACCGACTATTTCAGAATACGGAGCCAGCGCGGCACTTAATATACTTGCATTGGCAGGAGCACTTACAGCTTTTGCTGGTGGTGCTACTCTTGCCGGAGTTGGTGCATTGGCACTTGGAGCTGGTCTGACAGTAGTTGGAGTCGGAGCAATCGCAGCGGCCGCAGGAATTACACTCATGGCCGCAGGGGTATTATTACTTTCTGCCGGTGTGATTGTATTGGCAGCAGGAGTGCTTGGACTCGGTGCAGGACTTGTAATATGTGGAGCTGGTTTAGTACTTGTGGCAAATCATGCCGGTACAGCAGCCGCAGGAATGGGACAGCTCACACTTGCAGTGGCAGCGGCACTTATTCCGATAGGAGCAGGAGCTGGAACTGTAGCAGTGTTTGATCTGGCACTTGTTGGACTGGCTGGCACGATTACGCTGTCGGCTGGAGGAGCTACACTTCTTGCGGCTGCTCTTTTAGCAGTATCAGCAGAGATGGTCGTGATCGCATCATCAGCAAGATCGGCATCAAGTGACCTTAGAAAGATGGTTGAATCAATAGATACTGTTGACACAGGTCTTGATAATCTGAAAAAGGTTGCAAAAACCGGAATGCAGGAACTTACAAATGCATTCACAAGTGCCACACCAAACGTACAGGCATCAGCAAGCCAGCTTGCCACTGTGATGTCAACTTCAGTAGCAAAAGGTTTTGGCAAGACTGCTACAGACATCAATGTCACTATGACTCTTGCTAACGGATATGTAGCATTACAGTATACTGCAATGAATGTCACTATTGCAGGGCAAATGGCAAAAATGGTGAGCACTGTGAAATCTGGCCTTGCACAGATGAAATCAGCATTTTCAAGCACTAAGTTTAGACTCAATACAGCAATAGCATTGCCACACTTTAAGATGAGCGGCAGCTTTAATGCAAAGTCAGGATCAGTGCCAAAGGTAAATGTGTCATGGTACAACAAGGCTTATGATGAGGCTATGCTGTTTAACACTCCAACCGTTTTGAGTGGTACTGCAATGGGATTTGGTGATGGACAGGGCACAGAAGTGGTGACTGGCGATAAACATCTTATGGATATGATGCGTGAGGCTGTTAATCAGGGCGGTGGAGATATCATAATACCTATATACATCGGACAGGAGCGCATAGATGAGATGGTAGTAACATCTAATCAGCAAAAGAACTTTAGATCAGGAGGAAGATAATGTTAAAAGACTATTTACCAATTATAAATAATGTAACATTGTATCCATCTGATAAGTGGTCTGAGGACAGCGCGGTGGTCGAGAAAACATATCAGACAGAGGCAGGCACAGATCAGGCCTCTGTCACGCGATATGACAAGCTGACAGTAAGTGCACAGTATCGATGTAATTCAAAATGGTATGGAACATTTAAAGTATGGTCGAAAATTGATACGTTGTCAGTGTCGGTTTATGATCCGACAGTAAAAGGGTATAAGAACAGAACAATGAGGATGCGCAAGTTCAAAGCTGATTTGATAGAAAACACGGAAGGGGTCAAGGACTCTGATGGAATATGGGATGTCAGCTTTGATTTGGAGGAATTTTAATGTACGAGGTTTCAGATGCATATAAGAAATTAATGAAAGAACCCGTGCAAAGGTTCAGAATTGGTGGAACTGTAGCAGCAACTCCATTTACAGATATAAATGTCCTCAAAGGCTCATTCTCAATCACTAACCAGTGCTCAGACGATACAGAGATGAAGATAGGACAGGTGTATGTAGGTGAGCTTAATGCTACATTTATTGATCTTCCTATTGAGAGATATGCTTATCAGAATAAGCTCATTAAACCAACATTCGGAAGAATGCTCCAAAGTGGAGGCTACGAGGATATCCCTCTGGGAGTGTTTAAAATCTCCGAAGCAAACTGGACATCATCCGGTGTAGTAGTCAAGGCTTATGACAATATGGCAGAGCTTGATAAGGCATGTAATGTTGATTCTGCGACTGGTACTCCGTATGAACTGGCTTTGATGGCATGCATGAGATGTAATGTGGAGCTGGGAACTACTAAAGAAGAGTTTCAAGGCTTTGCCAATGGATCAGATGATCTTTCAATGCTTACAGAGAATGATATAGAGACTTGGAGAGATTTTATCTCGTGGGTAGCTCAAACGTGTGCCTGTTTTGTCACCGCTGATCGTGCCGGAAAGATAGTTTTTAGAGAATATAATAAGACTATTGTTGATACGATTGACTCAAAGCACCGATTTACAGGAGCATCGTTCTCGGATTTTGAGACAAGATACACAGGTCTTTCGGTAGTCAATATTGAAGATAAGACCACACAGTATTATGGAATGGATACAGATGATGCCCTGACATACAATTTAGGCAGCAACCCATTCCTTCAGTATGGAACGGATGATAGAAAAGAAGAAATGAGGAGAGCAATATTAAATGCTCTCCAGAATATCTGTTATGTTCCTTTTAAAATGTCTATGATCGGTGATCCAGTTTATGATCTGGGAGATGTGCTGACGATATCAGACGGAATTGCAGATGGAGATAAGCTTTATTGTATAACAAAGTACACTTTCAGGTACAATGGTGCTTACGAGGTACAGGGTGTCGGTAAAAATCCATCGTTATCAAATGCAAAGAGTAAGACTGATAAAAATATAGCTGGACTTATAAATCAAGCTGATAGTGATGTTATTCGCTTCACTGTGTTTTCAAATACAGGACAGATTAAAATAGGGGATAAATCTAATCAGTCCATATTCGATATGAGGTTTATAACAACAAAGACCACACATGTTGTCATGAGTATGGAAATACTGCTTACTGTTGAGACTACAGAGACAGGTGATGATTTTAACTGGGTAGAAAGTGATGCGGTCGCAAAGATCCATTATTATATTGATGGAGAAGAACTAACACACAGGACTCCTGCAGAGACATGGCAGGATGGCCAGCATATACTTACGCTACGGTATGATTTGCAAGAGATTGATGCCTCAATACATACATGGGATGTCTGGATAGAAATGGACGGAGGCTCTATCACGATAGAGCCATACGGAATACATGCAGTAGCTCTTGGACAAGGAATGGCTGCGGAAAGCCAGTGGGATGGAACTATAAGCGCATCAGACGATGTTACCAAACTTGACTTTAGTGGAATATTTAAGACCGTACAGGACAATGCTTTGGCTACGAACAATACTCCGGCAAAGAGTACAGTAAATGAGCTGATAGCTGGTCTTAATTTCTTGAATATGTTCAGAGGTATATCAGATGGATATTCAGCAACCGAAAATGTGATGACATTTACACCATACGTCAATAGTTCACTTATTATTACAGATGCATCCTACAACAATACCACAGGATGGCAGGGTAGCGGCGATATTAAAGCTAGAACAAATAAAACAGTCACAACCTGTGACATCTGTAATGTCACATTAATTGAAGTTTCATCGCAAAATGCAGTTTATCAAGTATCCTTCGACAGTGGTGTTACATGGCAGGGCTGGACATCAGATGGCTGGATAGATGATGTTACTATGATAAAGAAAGAAATTGAGTCTGTGCCAGAGTCTGCATGGAAACAGCATGATCAGGTACGCATCAAGGCACTGCTTGAAGCAGGAGCAAACTTGTATACAATTTACGCATATGGAGGTACAGTAAATGATTAAAGGTCATGTGCAGGTAGATCTGCATAATCACAAAACAGGGCTTCGTGATCGGATAGAGGGCGATAACATGATAACCAATGCTATGAATTATGTTATTCCAAATGTAATTGGAAGTGGGAAGACGGCAGATTGTGTAATGCCGCTTTGTGAAAAAGTATTAGGAGGTATTATGCTCTTTGATGGCAAATTAACAGAGGATAAAAATAATATATTTTTTCCATCAGAGGCACATCTTGTTGCATCTGCCGGAAGAAATACTAATTCTGAGTATGCTGATAGAGGATCACTTAATGTTGCAGAAAGCTATGAAACTGATACCGGATTTCAGTCGGTGTGGGATTTTACAACCTCACAGGCAAATGGCACCATAGGATCATTGGCACTTACTATGGCAGAGAACTCTTTTAATTATAGTGATCCGTATAATATAACATGGCAACAGGGCACTATGCATAATCCTTATATAAATAATACTGGGGATTTTGATATGTATCCACTTTGTTATGATAGTAAGATGGGATATTTATATTATACAGAACCCAAAAATAGTAACTGGACATCACGTTATGATTCAGTAGAGAAAGTAACATATTATATATCAACATTTAAGATAATGAAACAGTATATTCCGTCGAGAGTGTATGGAATTGCCGACAAAATTAATAGGTATATAGATGCTGAAAAGGTAGCTGAATTTAGCATTGAGATGAAAAAAAAGTTTGGCCTATACCAATATTTATATCCTGGGTATGATGGTTTTGCTTATTTAATAAATCCAATAGATGAATCAGCAGAATATTGGAAAGTTAAAACTTCTGATCATAGTTTCGAATTATCAGAGAAGATAACAATAGATCTAAAGGGCTGTAAATTGAAACAGGAATTGGGAAAAGCTGTGATATCAAAAGGAGTTGCATATATTACAGCAGAGGATTCGAAATCACTTTATATTGTTAATTTAGCCAATCAAGTAGATATAATTCAAGTTACAATACCAGATGAATATTACGTAGATACACAATTAATTGCATTGAATAATGGAGGGGTTAAATTTGGCGTGACATCAAATAATTCATACAGAGGGGCTTTTTGTTATCCTGATGGAAAAATAATACTTCAAGGTGAAAAAAAGACTGACAGAAAATTTAAAGGATTTGATGCGCGGCCAAAATTGATTACAGATAATTTGATGGCATATGGAGATATTGGATATAGCCAAGATGCTGGTTATAGATATTCGTCCTATGGAAGACAAGTATGTAATTATTTAGGATCTATATTCAATTTACCTCAGCCAATTGTAAAAACGGCTGCCACATCCATGAAAATCACATACACACTTACAAATGTATAGAGGTGGTATCATGCAGCAGATAAACATCCAGTATAATGGATCATCAAAGATTTTAAAGCGTTTATGTCAATCTATTAATTCGCTATCAGGAGATTTGAAAGAGGTATCTGAAAAATCTTTGAAGAAAGATGACTGCGTTAATAACTGTACATCTACAGCAACAGATGTACCGCTGGCAGCAGCGCAGGGGAAAGCCTTGCAGGAGCAGATCAATGCGATAAAAGAACAATTAAATATAATATAGTGACTTGAGAGCCGACACCAAATGAGGTACCGGCTCTTATAATATAAAGAAAGGGGCGCAAGCTTATGAACAACATTAACACAATTAAAGGACTGGTAACTGCAATAGCAGCATTCCTGTCAGCACTCTTAGGTACATTATATATCCCGGTATTACTCATGGTGCTTTGTAACATCATTGATTATATCACTGGATGTATGGCAGCAAGCAATCGGCCGGATGGAGGTATCAGCTCATATCGCAGTATCAGGGGAATCAAAAAGAAAGTAACAATGTGGTTACTTGTAGTAGTCGGAGCTGTATTAGATCAGCTTATTTTGTATGCTACGAATACGATTGGAATTAATATACCAATAAAATTTTTAGTTGCTTGTGTTGTGGCAATTTGGATCATATGTAATGAGATTATATCAATATTGGAAAATATGATAGATATAGGTATTGCAGTTCCAACATTTCTAATGCCATTGGTAAAAAATATCAAATCACAGACAGAACATATTGCAGATCAGAAAGAAAGTGAGGACAAATAAATGAGAATAGGATTAAATGCAGGACATACAATATCAGGACCGGGATACGGCACAAGTGGAGTTATTGTTGAGTCACAGGAGACACGTAAAGTAGTAGCAAGGCTTACAGAAATCTTTAAAAGCATGGGAGTAACGGTAGTACCATGTACGATTGATAAGGCAGCATCACAGTCTGCTTATCTTAAACAGGCTGTAGCACTTGCTAACCAGGATACCCTTGATTGGTTTATCTCTATTCATTTCAATAATGATTCGGCAAAACAAGGAAAAGGAGTAGAGGTATACACCTACAAGGGCAGACAGTATCAGGATGCTCTTGAAGTATGTGAACATATCTCAGCTCTTGGATTTAATAATCGTGGTGTAAAGGATGGATCAGGATTGTATGTAGTACATAGAACAAAAGCAAAATCTATGTTGATAGAGGTATGCTTTGTAAATGATCCTGATGCCTCTAATTACAAAAATAAATTTGATGATGTGTGTAATGCGATAGCATATGCGCTTGCTGACTATGTTGCCCCAGCAGCACCAAAGCCACAGGCACCATCTGTTACTCCGGCAAAGCAGAAGTATGTTAAGGTGATATATGATGGAGCTGATGGGTTGACTGTGAGAAAATCACCATCATGGGATGCATCTGCGGCAGCAGGAACAGTAAAGAAGAACGAGGTATTTACTGTGGTTCAGGGACCTATCAAGGTTGGAAGCGGTAGTATGTATAAGCTTAAGTCAGGATTATACATTACAGCATCAAGCAAGTATGTTAGCGTGTTTGAGAAGTAATAGCTGGCACTTATACGCAAATGCAATTTGGATGACACAGTGGGGCTCTAAAAGTCTCGGTGACCAGGGCTACAGTGCAATTGAGATACTCAGATACTTTTACGGCAGCAACATGTATATCAATACAGCGGAGGCTGTATCAGGAATCCCGGCGTCATGGCCGGGCTACAATATAGGCATAGGCTCGTCAGGGCAGAATGTATACCAGATACAAAAACAGCTCGCCCGCATCGCAAAGGCATATCCGGCCATTCCGTCTATTGTGCCGGATGGAATATACGGACCAAAGACAAAGGCTGCCGTGGAAAAATTTCAGGCTGTATTCGGACTTCCGGTATCGGGTGTGGTGGACTACAATACATGGTATGAGATATCAAATATATATGTCGCTGTGACACGTATTGCGGAGCTTGCTTAATTGGATTAAAGGAGCTAAAATAAAAGTAACTATTCACAACCCTATTTTCAGATAAAGAAAGACAATTTT